CAAATGCCGCTATCTCTGTAGGGCATATAAAGGTAAAGTCTTTTGGGTAAAAATAGATTACTGACCAATCACCATAAAGGCTATCGCTGTCAAATGTAACCATATTGTTATTTCTATCTACACCATTTAGTAGAAACCCATCAGGAAATTGTTCCCCAACTCCTAACATTACCACTCTCCTTCGTTTTCAGTTTTTTTAAATTCTGCTTCGACTTCTGCAGGAGCATCACTTGATCCTGCTCTAATTCTGTCTAGCAACTCTTTTTGAGCATCAGCACTTGGTCTTGGAAGAACCTCGTCCATTGACTTGAGTTCTTCTATTTTACCTTTCTCTTCGTCGGTTAATGCTCTAGTTTTGCATCTAAGTACTTGTAATTGATACTCTACGTTAAATGCCATTGGACCAGTTTTCACTCTTTTAAAGTGAACGTCCCAACCAGTTTCACTGTCGGTAGGGTCACCTAAATCTTCAGCTGCTAGCATGATTTGCTCGAGCAACTTTTTCTTTAGATTTAATACTTTTACTTGTCCATCTTTTGGGTCAATACATTGTATTGCGTAAGACCAACCACATTTCATTTCTGGGTGGTAGTCTTTTACGTGATCCTTCTCTTTATTATCAAAGGTCTCTGTAGAACGGTTGAAGGATAAACATTCCATAGGAATATTCTTTGCGTTCTCACCTTTTACCCAATATACATATCTAGGAAGTATGTCGCCTACCATTCTGACAACATTGTCTCCGTCTTGATATTGGAATTGATTGATTGAAGACTTCTTAGCCTTCCCTTCTAATTGTGCAAATTTTAATGCCATTTTATTTTTTCTCCGTTTGTGACTTCTCATAACGAAAATGAATATATCCATCTTCAATTTTAAGTAGCCTGTTTTTCTTTATTATAGGCTGAAGTTGTTTCGGTACTCGTTCTACCTCAATTATTAATTTATTATTTATTATATACTCGTTATAACTTCTATAAGATGCTACTCCGATATATGCTGCCCATTCCGAATCTGATGCAGTCTTTCGATACTTATATATTGCTTCAGGATTAACTAGAAAACTATCTCCTGTGTAATCCTTTCCGTAAAATTTGAATAATCTATCTCTCTTACTCGTAGGTGGGTAATTATAGGTTATATACCATGTTACCAATAAGATGTCTGACACCTTACTTTTACTTTCTTTTAGTATCTTATTCCAATTATATCGTATCATATATTATACTAAAAATTTCACCTGTTGTCAAGAAGTATTTTTTCATAGGTGGTTTACCTCATAGCCTTGCTTCATGTAATATCCTTTCCTATTGTTAGCTTGGCGTCTTGCTGTTTTTCCTTGTAAGTTTATATCTACTACAACGGGTTGTTTTTTGTCTTTTTGTACTCTTATTATTCTACCAATTAACTGAGTGAGTAGGGGCTCATTATTAACTGGCGTTCCAAGAACTAAGCAACTTAAACAATCTAATGAAATACCTTCCGAAAAAATACTTTGAGTTCCATATAGGATATCTTTGTCTTTCCAGATTTGTTTCATCATACCAGGTCTTTCTGTATGTGGTATATCTCCTGTTATACATATTGCTTCGTCACCGCTTAGTCTAGCACAAGTTTTTAGAAACTCTACTCTATCAGAGACAACTAAAACTTTGTGACCTCTAGCCGCATAGCTGCTAGCTATCATAGAGACAGAATGTATATATTCCTCTTGATAAGCTAAGTGTGTTACTTTATTAGCCCACGGAATATTCTGCCCATCCATAAATCTTACGTCAGAATATATCACATCTATACTAGGTGTCATATAATTCTCCTTTGGTGGTTTATGTACTGTTTGTCCAAAGTAATCTCTAAACACTACATGTTTACCATCTTTTCTTTCTATTGTTCCTGAGAGTCCAATCTTATATCTAGCTTTATTTTTGTCTACTATTCTTGCAAAAGTTGGACTACTTACATGATGCATTTCATCAAGTATTAGTGTTCCAAACTTGTCAGAAATAGCACCAATCCTACGGTATAAAGACTGAACACTTCCGATTACGATAGGACTATCAATATCAAACTTTCCACTACCAATGATTCCAGCTTCTATTCCAAATACTTTTTTTACTTCTGTCTCCCATTGTTTTAATAGTGCTAAAGTATGCACTACAACTAAAGTTTTCTGTCCAAGTTTACTTGCGATTGCTAAGGCAGTAAATGTTTTGCCCCAGCTTACCCAAGCGTTTATTATACAACTGTCATCTAGCACATCATAAACTTTTTGCTGACTTGGTCGTAATTCAAACTTAAACTCTGGGAAGTCTACAGAAGTTTTTATTCTTTTTTCAACTATCTCATAGTCTTTTGGTATTAGGTCTACTCTACCACTTGGTATTGTTACTAAACCTTTTCGAACTATTCCCATATTTTTAATAGTTATAGGGGGATCTCGAGGATCGTGACTAGGAATACTATATGTAAGTTCCTTGTCTACGTACTCTTGATGTGTTGAATCTACGGATAAGTAAATTCTATTACTTAAAACGGCTTTCATTGTGTAATATCATCATACCCTACGGTATAATATACTGTTAACTCCTGTCCTTCTTTTATTGGTTTTATTGTGTACAATTGTCTATCATGTAAATTTGTTAGAATAAAACAGTTAGGTTCTTCACTATGATTTATAAATCCACCTAAAGGTGTTCTTATCCAATCATTTATTCTATCATTCCATACGTGCGTATCCCCTAAGAGTACGCCAGCTTTCCAATCTACTTGTGCATGCAATCCTAATCCATTTATGACACTCTTTTCGATAGTCAATCCTGCTAATAACGGTCTATAGTGGTGCATTCCGAACTTCATTTGTCATTCCAATCTTTGTACCACTTTGCTCCATTTTTCTCGGCATCTCTAAATACCTGATTAGTAATTATTATCGGTATTACTACTCCCATATGAATCCAAATAGACCAAACAATACTATAATTTTCCCAACCTATGTAAGTCCATGCAACTATAGCAAAGTATGCACTCCACATTATAAATAGTGCTAATGTAAAATACGCTTGTATAGAGGGGTCTAGTATGTGTCGAAGCGGATTATATCTATTATCCATAACTGATCTCCAGCTATAGATTATCCAATTAATTAATTTTTTCATATTTTTCTTCTTGTATTTTCTACTCGTTGTTCTAAAAATTCATATATCAGCCACGGTAATCCGTTTAGATATAGTACTTGTGCCCACGATTTCTTACTATTTGGTGGGCGTTTGACTTGAAAAGAGAATGTTATATCTTTTAGCCAAACTGTAGACGACATTAAATGATCCTCTACTCTTAAAATTTTGTGGCATTTTAATTCAGTATATTTAGTTTTTTCATAATAAATATGTTTACCACTTGAATCTATATAATTTTTTCCTCTGTGTTTAATTAATCCTATATAGTCATCAATTTGAAATTTCAAATTGAACAAATTTTTTAAAGGTGTTTGTAACCTTCGCTTTCCTATAGTATCACCTTTTTGATTTCTGTCATCTAAAACTTTTTCATCAATAAAGATTATACCATCTTGTTCCCATATATTATCAGAATTTAAGACGTAAATGGGAAATGTTATATCAAGTCTGACCACGTTTCTTTTCAAAACTCTGTGCTGGTGGATTTTCTAAGTATCTTATAATTTCTTCAAAGAAGTCAGTATCATGACTACCAAGATATTTATTACAGTCAAAACAAAGAATTCCTCTAACAGCCCAGCCTTCTTCCCACTTACTATAAGGAACGCTTGATACTCCAAAGTGGTCAATGTGTGCGCCGTCTTTTCCTTTTCCTTTAAATAACTCTACTTCTTTTTTACATATAGCACACCTGCCCTTCTGATGCTCTAGTAGTTCTAGTTGTTGTATTCTATTCATATTATACCTATACCTACCATTCTTGCACGCAGAACAACAATTTCCATAAGAAACAGGAAAGTCTCCTTCTATTTTACAATGATTACAAATTTTCATACAGTTTCTCAAATTTACCCATGCTATAGTCATCACCTATCTCAAAGTCACAACCTACAGGAGCACCGTTTATGTATATTCCTCTATCTTTTTGTATAAATTCTTTCAGTTTAGCACTATAAGCGTCTATTTCATGTTCTGGACACTCTGCTAAAATAGAGTCATGAACAAGTGCAAATATTCTACTTTTCATTCCATTTTCTCGAATATAATTGTTCATATCTATACCACCTAGTAAGTTAATATCAGAGGCAACAGATTGAACTAGGAAGTTAATTCCACTTCTTACTTCATGACTTGCAATTCCTTTATCATCGCTTCTTACATTCTCTAATCTTCTTTTTCTGCCAAATGTCGAGTATAAGAAAGCATTAGCCTCAATAGATTCTTTTTGCTCATCTAACCAATTTCTTAATCTATTGAACTGATTAAAATATTGACTTATTACTCCTTGTGCATCTTGTACTGAAAAGTGGGATCCTGAGTCTTTTGTAACTTGTTGCGATATCTTATGAGGGCCTGCTCCATACATGATACCGAAAGTAACAGCTTTTGCTGCCTGTCGTTCAAATGTATAAAGGTCAGCAACCTCATCGACTTCACAAGGTAATCTAAAAACTAACTTCGCAATAGAACTATGAAAGTTACCGCCTGATTTGAATACATTACATAAGTTTTTATCTCCTGATAAAGCTGCTGCAACATATACCTCTGCTGTAGTTAAATCCATTGCAACTATTTTATTACCTTCTTTTGCTCGAATACAACCTTTTACAATAGGATTATCTCTAGGTATTTGTTGCATATTCAGTTTACCACTACTTGATAATCTGCCAGAAGTTGTACTGTGTAAATTAAAGTTTGTTCTTAATCTACTATCTCTATCAAGTTGTGGAATAATCTTATCTAAATAAGTATTTTTAATTTTAGACTTCTGACGAATATCTAAAATTAGATTAGGTACTGGGTGTTGATCTGCTAACTTTCCTAATACTTCCGCATCAGTCGAGTGTTGACCTGTTCCTGTCAGTTTACCTGTTGGTGTCATACCTATTGCATCAAATAGTAAGCTACGTAATTGTACTGTACTATTTGGATTAAAGTCTTTTCCTTGTGCTTTTTCAAACATTTTAACTTCTGGATAAGTATATAACTCATCAATAGCGTCTTGTATTTCTTTTTCCATTAAGTTTTGAGCTACTTCTAATCTTCTTCTATCAAAAGGCACTCCTGCATCTTGACAGTCTTTTAGAAATAACATACCTGGAATAAGTATTTCTTTGTATACTTTAACTAATCTTAGATTCTTGTGCATAGCTTCATTCATTAACTCATAGAGTTCAAATGTAACTGCTGCGTCCATTGCTGCGTAAAACTGCATCACATCAAAAGGGATCGATTCCCAAGTAAATTGTGATTTTAGTACTCCATTACGTTTACAATATCCTGCGATAAAGTCTTCAAGTTCTCTCTCATAGTTTCCATACTTAGTATGTCTAACTGCTAGTTGTTTTAAGCCATGAGTACCAGGATTTTCATTCAAAGTATAATGTATTAACATTGTATCTTCTATTCTAGGAAACTCAAATCCGAAATGATACTCTAACATAGCTATATCAAACTTAGCGTTGTGGAATATAGTTATCTTTTTGGTAAAGAGCTTCTGGAGTAGTTCCTCCACTTCCTCGTCTACCACGTCTGTTAAAATGTATACTGCATGATCTCTGCAGTAAGCGAGACTTAAACCTAGTATGTGCCCATCTCTTGGGAAAAGTCCTGAGGTTTCGGTATCGCATGCTATGTACCCTGTTGGAGCGTTTAGCGCTTTGTTTATCCATTCAACTGCTTCCTCCTTGTTGTCAATGCCATAGAAATTTTCCTGCGTAATTTCTGTGGGCTGTATCTCCCCTTTAATATATCCCATCACTTGTTCTAAAGACTCGTCCCAAGTCCTTCGAGCTTCGGGTTTAAAAGCGAGCATAGCGGGATTGATAATTGGGAGAAATTTATCGTCGAGAAGTTTCCCGCTATACTCTGTGATTGATTTTTCTCTTGTAAAATTCTGTAATGCTTCACTTCCGACTAGAATAATCCAGTCATAAGTATCTAAGTCAATGTCAATATCGACATCTTTTTTTAAAATCTTTTTCTTTTGTTCACTACACAAATGGTACTGATCGAACGCAAACTCATTATTAAAATGCATAACATAGTCTGTTCTGTTTGGTGCTTTATCTATTAAAGCTACTTTAGTCATATAAAAACTCCCTTAATTTTCTTACTCTATCTAGCGGCAAGTCGCCTGGATCAACTCCATCAGGCATCTTTACTATATTTGCTAGTAGTTCTACTTGTTCACATAAATCTGCAGCTTTCTCTGCAGCTTCTCTTCCTGCGGTGTCTCCATCAAATAGAATATCTACTTGTCGTACACCTGTAAATTTTAACATACCTAGTTTATATAGGTCTATGTTTTGTGTGCCGAAACAACACATTGCGTTTGTTAATCCTTTATCATGAAGGTTTAACGCATCAAAAATTCCTTCCACCAATATTACTCTCCCTAATATGGGAGTTGCATTATGAGGAAATAAGGGCAACTTAGATTTAGGGGGATAAATCATGTATTTCGGCACTACTGTTTTATCCATGTGTCTACCTATGAAAGCTCTTATTGAGCCTGTTATATCTGCTACTGGAAATACAACTCTACCTATGAACTGAGAATCATGATGCGTGAACGCAGCAAATTCTTTATATGTTTTAGGTTTTAAGTCCCTAAAATTACCAATGTATGGCATTAGGTCGTTTGGCAACTGTAATCCAATATTCTGTGCCCTTACTTCTTCAATCTTCTTTTTAATTTTATTTCTTTTAACCTCTAAGTAACTTATAGGGGCATCAAAGTGTTTAAATACATTTCCTTTAAACCCACAAGAAAAACAGTGAAATATACCTGTAACTTTATCAATACGCATCGAAGGATTACTATCATCATGCTCTGGATTTAAACACGAAACAACATAGTCCTGCCCTTGAGGGCGGAAAGGTATTTTGTGTTTATGTAATACTTCGTCTACGTTCATACTATATTATTCGCTAGCATATTTGCAAATCCTAGTATTACTACTATAAAAAATGCAACTAATCCTAACTGTGTTAAAGTTCCTAAAAAGGCTAATATTCCTCTGTCTACTTGTGAGGTAGGTTCGTTTGGATCTTCCATTATAACTCCTGTACATCTTCTCCAGATGCCATTTCTGTTTTCATGGCATCTTTTTGTTTTGGTGTTAAAGTTGAGGCAGGGCCAACCTTTAAGGTTTTCCAGTCCACTTCTGAACTAAAATCTTCTATGGGGCCGTTCCTCATCTTCTTACATTCAAATGTTATACAATTATCTCCTGTCTCCCAAGTCTCGAGAGCAAATGCAGCATCTGCTGCATCAAGTATTCCTTTACTGAATCTTGCCTCTCCTGTAGCATCAACCTGATATGGACTAACATATAAACATTTATGCTCTTGTGCATACTGTTTCAAAGTCTTACTAACTTCTATTTGTTCTGTCCAGTCATACTGACCGCCCTTGCTTGGTATTGTTGATCTCCGTACTTGATTTATATAATCTACAATCACTACTCCAATATCCAAATAATTCATTCTGACCTCTACCTCTGCTTTAATTTTAGCTAAAGTAAGGGCAGGGTCATAAATTATATCCATTTGTCTATCTAATCGTAAGGGGAGTTTAATTAAAGTGTCTTGAAACTTTTCATAATCTCCATGAGTGTAGTAATCACTCAGTATTGAAGCGCTTCCTTCATATCTACTAGCGTTCCATTCTGCCAGTCTCCGAAATTCTTCGTGAGTTAGCATACGACTCCTTAGTCTTTCTAAGGGGATACCTGTCGCTATGGAAGCCATTCTTCTAAAGGTTTGTTCTTTGGTCATTTCTATTGTAAAGAACAAAGAACTCTTTTCACTTGCAAACTGATTTACTGCTATGTTTGCACATACCAGAGATTTACCACTACCTCTTCTACCTCCGATTAGGACTAAATCAGTCTTTGCGAAATGCATTTTTGCATCATATTCTGTATTCAGTCCTAATGGGACATAGTTTTGTAACTGTTCCGTTGTTTCTAACGGGTCTATCTTCTGCATACTTACTTCTTCAGAATCTATAATCTCAACTTTATTTCTCATTTCTGCACTAATATCTTCTAAGGCAGTAATATGTTCTTCTGCGCTAGACATAGCCACAGAGTTATCCACATAGCCGTCGAGCTCATTCAAGAGTTCGCCATGTGTATATTCGTTCTTTAAGTATTCGAGTAGATGATGAGCTTCTGAGTCAATTTCTAAAGTTTCTATCGCAAATATTTTTTCTTTGATAGATTGGTCTCTTAGACTTAGTTTTAAATCATCAAAAGTGGGTAGAGCCTTAAACTCCGAAAAGTGTTTTTCAACGGCTCGATGGATTGGTTGGTATTCTGAGGGTAAATAATGAGATTCAAGCTGGCCCCACACTTCCATATCCTGTGTGTCAATAATCTTATGTATTAGTGCCGAACTTATATTCATTATTCTCCCAAATAAAAAGTAAAAGAAAACGTGGTCAAGGAAACCTTAACCACGCTCTCGAGATTGAAAAGATTAGCTGGATGCTTTTTCTTTTCTTGCTGCGCCGTCATAGTCGGCACAAGCTAGACCTCTTCTGGTCAACATAGTTTTCACACCTCTGACAGTTTTGCCAATATCATTAGCAATCTGATCAACTGTGTGTCCAGAGATGTCACCAAGCGCAGTTAAAGCGTCTACTTTAGAAGCAGCTGTGCTTTCTTTCTGCGAAGGAATTTTGTCTATCTCACCTGTTCTCAGGAAAGACAGAGCTTTACCTCTGATACTATTTATTGGTCTGTCTAGAGCAGAAGCTATATCTTCTACAAATGCTCCATCAGCCACCATCTGTAAGAAAGTCGCTTCTTCAGATTCAGAATAAGTTCTGACTGAAGCAGGTTTCTCAGTTGGTTTTACGTGGTCTGTCAATTCCATAGAAAGAATCTTTCCTTGAATTGATTTTGCACTATACTTGCCGCCTTCAAATGCGGAGGCAATCTCAGCATATGTGTAACTTCCAGAGTTGTCTGTTACAAATGCTGATAATGTTGCTTCTTCCTGTTCAGAAAAAGTTCTAGTAGAAACTGAAGATGCAAGTTCGACCTCGAATCCCATTTTTCTTAACTTAGAACTAACTGAACGAGGAGAAGTTTCAAGCTCGTCAGCTGCTTCCGCAACTGTAGCTTGAGATACGGGTGACTCCCCGCCTACGAACGCTGTTAATTCTTGCGTTCTTTCGTCTGTCCACTTAGGTACTGCCATTATTTTTCTCCAATTAGCTGTTTTATGTTTGTTACTATTTTTATTCCTTTCGATTCTGCTGACTTTGTTTTTGAACTAGCTATCCCACTTTCATTTACTAAAATGGTTACGTCGTTAGTCAAGGTATCTTTCATTCTGTAGCCATGTTCTGTTAAGACTTTTTTGGCGTCAGCTTTAGTGCGGTAAGACTTTAGTCTTCCCGTGATGCAAACTACTTCGTTTATATCTACTACTGGAACGCCTTCGAAAACGTCTGCTTTCCATGTGAAAGGTAACCGACAATATCTGTTCTTGTATTCTTTATTATACCAACTACAGATATTAGTTGTGACTTTTGGACCTAACCCCGCTTCACTACATCTCTTCTCGGTTAATTCATCAATGTGATTAATCGTATTGCATAATTTCTGAGAAGCTGTAGATCCAAATAGTGGTATGGCAAAGGCAGGTAACAGGTCTTGTAGATTAGCGTTTTTACTTATTCCAATTTCGTGTATTAACTTTTTCGCTATCTTTTCTGAACCTAGCCTTTCTTCTATAAATTCTTCGGTCAGCGAGTATATATCTTCTATATACTCTAAATCTAATTTATTTATTGTTTTGGGTCCGAGACCCTTGATTCTTAAAGTTTTGGTGAAACCTTCTACGATTTTCGAATTCTTAGCTGGGCAACTTGGATTGTTGCAAAAGAGCTGATCATTTATCAACTCTAAAGATGTGCCACATGATGGGCATACATCTGGAATTTGTATCGCTTGTTTCATCTACTCCCTTTATTTATCAATTATTATATTATACATAATCTGACATCAAATGTCAAGAATTATTTTTCTGCAAGTCCTACAATTCTAGGAATAATTTCACCACTCCTAATAACCTCAACTTCACAGCCTATGTAAAGTCCGAGTTCTTCGATATATGACTTGTTGTGTAGAGTGGCTCTACTTACTGTAGCCTCTCCAATAACACAAGGTTCTAGAATTGCTACTGGCGAGACCACTCCACTTTTTCCTACTTGCCACTCTACGTCAAGCAATGTTGTGGTAACACCTTTCTTTTGTTCTTTTAATGCAAATGCTCCTCTTGGGTGATGGCTAGTGTATCCAAGTCTCCGAAATTTTTCATTTTCATTGAGACGCCAAACTGTACCATCATGAGGAAACTCTGCCCAGTCTGATTGCAAAACAGTATTGAACCCCAAAGGGTCACTCAAAACCTCCATATCTTCATCAAAAGTTGATGAAAAGTGGGGTTCAACACCGTAAGCAACAAAGCAGAGGTCCCGAGTGAGGAATTCGTCTATGTCCTTCAGATTTAAACTACCTGCGGCATAATTTCTCGAATTCGGTACGGATTTGGGAGCAACTATCTCACCCGTGACTTGCGTAACTTCATGTCCAATAACTATGGTTTGTGGAATTAATCTGCTCTTTTTGAACTTATCCGTTATATCAATTCCACACTTACCATCGCCTCTTGTTAAAACTCGTTCCAACTCCCCTTCTAAATATAATATGCTGATTGCTGAGCCATCGAGTTTTGGTGTAACTATAACATCATCTGATGCGAATGGACACTCTTCTCCTTCAAAGATTTTCTGAAGCGAGTACATAGGATATGCATGGGGAACTCTCCCCTCTCGAGTGCCAACCTGTTTAAAGTTTACTGCTCTCGCAAGAGCATCAAACTCGTTGTCACTCATGCTTGGATTACCTGAGTAGTAATCAGCACTCGCTTTTTCCAATCTTTTTTCTAAGAATTTTTTCATTCTTATATTATAAAGGTTATAGTTTGAAAAGTCAAGATTTATTTACCAATATCCTTCACAGAATCTTTAGATATAACTTGATAGGCTCCCTTATTATAAGCAGGAGCTATCGTATATTTACTTGAGATTTCTTGTTTGTAAGAAGCATCTTCTATTGTGCAAGGGGCTAGTTTGTCCCCTTGCAAAGAAGGATACTTTTCGTTGAACGCTCTTATCTCCTCGAGTCGAGCATTTGGTTTTGGTTTGGTATGATTCACTCTCACTTTCCGACTTGTCTTTCTCGGAAGTGGTTTTCTTTTTCTTCCACAAGGTGAATATCTTGTGCTATTGTTTATAATTCCCATTCTTATATTATAAAAGCAGTAAACTTGTAAGTCAAGAAGTATTTGCGATTTAGCGTCAATTATATAAATCTTCTATCAAGTCGCTGAAGTGATTGTATACTTCTGTTTTATTTTCTGTCAGCGATAGTATTTCAACTAGTGCTGAAAACATTTCTCTACTATTTGATAATCCTAACGGCATTGATATACCCTCTTTTGATGGTTGCCATTCTCCTTCGAAGTCTAAGTAATACTTACGAAAGTGTAAGTATTCTTTTCCACGAAATGAGTTTACAACTAAACGAACTTGCTCGTCTCCTGTTTCTTTTTCATGTATAATACGTGAATAGAACTCTGGTTCTTGAAATAAATCTATCATCTGTTCCTCTCATTCTTTAAAATTCTAGATAAAGGAACTATTGATGTTACATTCTTAGGTCTTAATAAGCGATACGAGTCCGTATCCCAGCACCATAAAAGAACTGTATCTTTTGTTGGCTTGGCTCTATTCCTTTTACTTTGGATATATTTATTGTTAAAATCTAAAGTACATACATTGTACTTTAATTTTCTGGAGTTTGTACTCCTATATGTTATGACTGCATCACCGCACTCCGTTACAGCGTTAATAAATTCTTTGTTTGTCACGTGTGTTCCTTGTGTTGGTTATAAGAAACCACGCTAGTAGATATGTTTGTGTTAAAAAATATGCTAAAAACTTTAAACACAAAAAGACAAGAGATAGCTCACTACCTCTTGCCTTCTCAGGTGGATTTAACCGTTAACTGCGTTGACTATACCAGCTAAATATTGTGCTGCTTTACCAGAAAGTCTACCGATTATTTCATCGTCTACTTCTTGTCCTGCATCAGATATTGCTGATTTCAACTCGTTGTGCATTGCCTCTTTAGATACTCTACCTCCACCAGTAGAATTTCCACTAGAAGAACCACTTGATGGGTTCTTCTTCACATACACGCTTGCCCTAGTTAAAATCATTCTAACTCCGTTTGGGCTCTCGCCTAACTCGTCAGCTATTTCTTTTACTATCTCCATACTTGTTTCTGGAGTAGGGTTCTGTTGTGTGTAAAGGTCAATTGCCTGTTGTTTTGATTCGTCTGTCCAAGCCACTGCTCTTCTCCTTTTTTGTTTTTGTTGAAAATAAAATCTGTCTCCCATTCTTATATTATACAGATTACAAGAATAAAAGTCAAGAATTATTTAAAGTTATGGTAGAATTGCATTGAACTTTAAATCCTCTGCTCTCTCGTCAGTCCATCGTTCACCACAGTCTTGACACGTCATTACTGGGGCAACAATAGCAACGGGTCTGTCATTATTCTCAAACTGAATAATGTCAGCTCTTTGATTTATGTTTAGACTTCCGCAGTTCGGACAGTTCATTGTTTTCCTCTATCAACTTGTTAATTCTTATGTACAGATTGTAGATAGTCCTATTTAAGTCACGTATCGTATTCTCATAAGCGTTTTTGGCTAAGCCATGCTTATCATCTTCTACTTGAGTGACAGGTCTATCGTTATCCATTTTTATATTATACTAAATTCTTAACCAAAAGTCAAGAATAATTTTTCGGTAGGTTAGGTCTACCATTCCAAATCCTTCATAAATTGAAGCTTCTCTAATGCTGTTGTAGCCTTAATTACTTCTTCATCTATTGCTCCTACGATATCGGAGTGCTCTCCTATACCTGCAGGTCGATTTAAGTATACTTTAATGTTAACCTTAGCAGCTGCTAGGTCACCTTCATACTTTAATTTTAATGCTTTTCTTAAGTCATCATTCATTCTTCATCTCCTAATAAGCTTTGTACAAAAGCTTTTATGAACGCATTTTGGTTCATAAATATAACAATCAATGCTGGTGCCATAACAAAAGAGAAAAGAAAACTCATAAAATAATATAACTTAGGCATACTTACTGCTATATTATTAGGGTCTAGCTTCTTTGCTATTTGAAATGCTGGATACCAGATTGAAACTACACTAGTCAATGCTCCTGACAATGCAAAAACTAAATAAAAATATAATTCTTCCATGTATCGTTTCCTCATTCCTCAAAGCTTACTCCATATTCTCTTAGATGTTCAAGGCTTCCTAGACTATGGGCAAGGGCATGACCAGAAAAACCTAATCGTTTTCTACCATTCCACCAACCGAGTCTAGCATATTCATCACTATATGGTACAAGTTCGTAACACCAAATGCTATACATCTTGCTACCATACTCCTTTTCATAGTCTCTTGTCTTGATGCCAGGCATGGAATCTTGATATTCTATTGTATATTCCTTTTGCACTACTGCAGGCATATGATACTTTGCACTCCATACAATGTCACCTTCCTCAAAACTATCTCGAAGACAAACATCAGGAAGTAATGCTTCTAGATGTTTACCCTCACCTACAGGTCTTTGTGGTACTCCCACTCTATCAATGATGCCCTTTACAAAGGCAGCTGACCTATAAATACTTTTTGCTATTTCTGTAATATTATCTCCTTCGATATAATCAGAAATAACTTGTTTGATTTCTTCTTTTGAAGCCATCTTTCCTTTGTTTTGAGACTTTCTCGTATTAACATAGGCTTCCTGTTCTTCAAATTCTTCTATAATACGATTTAATCGTGTCGTATTATAACTAATATTTAGCATCTCGCAAGCTACTTTCTTCGTTATTCCTTCTTCATTAAGGCTGTGTATAACTCTGCGTATATTTGCTGGGCTTAGATTTTCGCCCGCTCTTTTTCTAACACCTCTTTTCACAAATCCTCCTAGTCGCTATCCAATTGTAGCTGGTGTTGATATTCTCTAAATTCATCTTCCTCCTTTAGTTTTTGTCCTAATAAAATGATAGCATAATGTAATATCTTATACAAGTCTCTATCGTCAAATCCATTCTTTCTTCCATATCGTTGAGCATACTTCATAATATTTCCAATACAAAATCCTACTCCATGGTCTGCATCAAATATAATCTCAGTGGCTTGCAGTTTTCCCTGAGAATAGTGTTTGGAATATGTACTATCTATATAAGTTTTTAAGTCCTCTATAACTACATCTTCCTTAAATTCATAATTTACTTCTGTCATTAAAAATATCCTTTTGGTATTCCATCGGGGTATTGAATTCTTAAGTTCCCCGAAACACTTATTCTTGTAATTTCAGACTTAAAAGGTGCTACCCAATGCTGTTGTTGTGCAGGAAATATAAACATATCTCCTGTTTTAGGACTAACAAAGTGTCCTATTGTTGCCCATTGTCTCTGTTTGGAGTTCTCTCCATAGTTAAACATAAGATGGCCTGGCTTTGCTATGGTGCCTTCGTGTTCTGCTGCTTCTTTTTCAAGTTGTCTTGGAACGTCTACAAAGATAACGAAAGAGATATCCCCACCATGAATATGAGGAGGATTAAAGTCACCAGGCTTCATAAAATTTACCCATAAATCTTGATAGATTAACTGACAAGGTATATACTCAAAACCATGATACATACAATGTACTTGTCTGTATCCTGTGAATATCTCAGCCATTTCAGTGTAAAACCATTGCTCAAATACTTCTGGGTATTTATATTGGTGTTTAAGGTGTCCTGCAAGTTGATGATTCCAACTTCTTTCAGCTTGTCGTCCATCGGCATCTAATCGTTTTAAGACTCTCTTTGGGCAACTCGTTTTCATTATAAACGGACCCCAATTAAAATGTTGATAGTTCATCTATATCTCTGGTTATACCAATCTTTTAAATCATAGTACCAATCAGTTTGAAATAAGATTGATACTAAAAGTATCCATGCCATAAGGGCAAAGAAATACTTAAATACATAAAAAGGAAATAAAAAAAGTTCAACTAGCATTATTGTTGCTCCAACCATTCATAGATTAAATCGTCCATTAATTCACTAGCAATATATGTAGTTCCTTCAACTTCTACTTCCTCGTCCCAGTCCATAACTTCTGGTAACTCTTCTATACCAACTTTATCAAGATATAATTCTACTACATTATCATGTTCTTCCCAATGAGTATCACCGTCTGTGTCGCCCCAAGCAACTCCAATAAAGTTACGGAACTCATCTTCATAGGTCATTTTTGTTGCTTGACCTATAAACTTCGAAAAGTGTCCTAGCATTTGTATAGGGGGTGACCATGCTGAGTATCCTGAAAGAGAAGTTTCATCTGCGTGGTCTAACGTAACCCATTTGGCTCCTATGTTATCAATGTGCCAATCATAAGAATCTTCTAACCAACCGTCTTTATCTAATGTTTTCTCAACATTAGCCATAAAAGGTTGTTCGTATGCTTCAACTGGTGACTCAATTTCTACAACCCATTGTTTTGTTAATTCTGTTTTGAAGACTTTATCTTTATCAACTTCATTAAAACTTATGTTAAAATATACATGATTTGCCATTATATATCTCCTTCTTCTCTTACTTCACTTCTGTGAATCTCAAAACCATTTGGGTATCTTTTTTCTAGTTTATTTATGTTTTCTTGCATAACTTCTTCTGGAGTGTACCCAAGAGCTAAACAGCCCTGTACCCAATACCATAATACATCTCCGAGTTCTCTTTTCAGATGGAACTTTACATCTTCATCAAAGTGTTTTCCTTGAAACACTATCTTTTTAATAATCTCTGAAAACTCACCTGACTCTGCTTGCATACCCATAGAGCAAGTTATTAACTGGCTCCATTCGGCATCTTTATAAGTATTTTGCAAGCCGAATAATCTGTCTGCCATAACTTCAGTTCTTAAACTTTCATCTGAAGTTGTGCTTTTTACGAATTTACCGTAATCATCTATCTTTATAAATTTCTTTTGTTCTTCTGTCAATTTCTTTCTCCACTATTTCCATTACTTGTTCTTTTTTATACCACACTCCAGAGTATGTTTGTATCTCTCCATTGCGGTATTCCACTATATATCTTTTATATCCAAAAGGGCGTTCAGAAAAGATTCTAGTTCCCCCATGAAAGGCAGCTTCTAATAATCTCATCTGGTTATCCTGTTTTCATAATCTGCTAACTCTTCATCCCACCAGACAGGCTTGTCTCGTCCTTTCC